TATCACTCTACAGCACTAGCACGATAGCAAGCCCAAGCCCACGCGCTTTAACAAGCTAAAGCACTGGTGACGGGAAGATTTTTTTTTTTGAAAAAGTTATTGAAATTCTATTGACATTTTTCAAAGAGGGTGGTAAAATTATAGTATCTTAAATAAAGGATGTGTATTTTATATGAAAAACCCTGATTTTAAAGTGGTAACAGTTTCCATTTCATTGCCACGAGCGCTTGTCAATGCGCTTGACCATGAAGCTGAAGTCTTTGGGATTTCAAGAAGCAAGCTGTACAAGTACATCTTGAAATCCTATTTTCTGAAAGGAGATGAGAACAAATGGCTACTTTAAAATATCCCAAGGTCTTTTACGAGGCAAGCAATTTAAGACAAGGTAGCATGAGCCGTAAAGAAATGCGAGCCGAATACAGCCGCTTGCGTTCGATAGGTATAAAACGTCTAAAACGTTTTGAGGGTACCGAATTTGAGACCTCTTTGACGTATCAGAGAAACGTCGACCAATATCCAAAGCTTTCAGAAATTCGTGAAGTCGACCTACCATACAAACTGGAAAATTTAAGCAGGTTTATTTCTGCAAGAAGCGGTACAATTACAGGTATAAAACAAATAAAACAACAAGCTCTTAACACTTTGAGATATGACAAAGGATATACTTTTCTTAACGAAAGAAATTTTTCTCTTTGGTGTGAGTTCATGGAGCTGTACAGAGAACATCGAAAAGATATCGAATACGATAGCGAACAGATAGCTGAAGTAGCAGAGGGTTTCGCTCGTAAACGGCTTTCAGTTGAAGAAGCGTTTGACGCGCCGGAAGAAATAGGAAGCAGCGTAGAAGCAGTCTTTCGCTGGTGGGTTGAAAATAAGCAAAAAATTCAGAGAGCTGATGATGAAGCGCGTGCAAAACACAAGAAAACGGATAGAACACCGTTTGAATACGAGAAACATTTCAAAAAGTGGACATCCGAATAAAATTAACAAATACAACGGAAGTGACATATTATGGCAATTATAACACCTCAAGAATTTAATTTCGACGAATTCTCTAAAATCAGATACATCAACAGGCACGCCGGAAATCAAGGAACGAGCGTCCGGGAGAAGTACCTAGACATTGTTACAGCATTCGACATCGAAACAACCAGAATCCGGGAAATCGAACAGAGCATAATGTACGTTTGGCAATGGCATTTCGACGGCATAGCAACCGTTGTGGGACGCACATGGGAAGAATTCCGTGTTTTCGTAGCACGTCTGAAATCGGTAATTCGTAGCGGATGTAAACTTGTTGTTTATGTACACAATTTGTCATATGAATTTCAGTTCCTCCGTGGTATTTACGAGTTTCAACCCGATGACGTTTTTGCCGTCGAAAGCCGAAAGGTGCTAAAAGCAACCATGATGGACACCTTTGAATTTCGTTGTAGTTATCTTCATTCAAATATGTCACTTGCTGTTTATACTGAAAAGATGGGTGTTGAGCACAAGAAACTTGACGGTATTGAATTTGATTATAATAAACAACGTTTTCCGTGGACGCCGCTAAGCGACAAAGAGCTGGAATATTGTACCAATGATGTTATCGGTTTGACTGAAGCCTTGAAAAAAGAAATGCAAGTTGACAACGACAACCTCTATACAATCCCGTTGACATCCACTGGTTATGTTCGCAGAGACGCTCGTAAAGCAATGAGACAAGCTCCGAAAGGCTTTGTCAAAGAACAGCTACCGGACTTTGAAGTATATACCGCTCTCCGTGAGGCCTTCCGCGGAGGCAATACCCATGCCAACAGGCTCTATGTAGGAAAGACATTAGAAAATGTTTCCAGTGCCGACCGCTCATCCTCATACCCGGATGTACAATGCAACTGTAAATTTCCAGTTCGACAATTTCAGCGTCGACCAAATGCAACGTTAGCAGATGTTGAAGAGCTGGTGTTCAAACGCAAACGCGCTGTACTGATGAGAGTTGCGTTCGACAACATAAAGCTGAGAGACCCCGAATGGGGATCTCCGTATATCCCAATTTCAAAATGCAGATGTTTGACAAATTCTGTAAATGACAACGGACGTGTTCTGAAAGCTAGTCATTTACAAATAACAGTTACCGATGTCGACCTCCGAATTATTTTCGACGAATATCAATTCGACGACTGCTATCCCATTGGCGTTTGGTCATCAACCTATGGCTATCTACCACAACCATTGATAGATACAACAATCAGTTATTATGTGGCAAAGACAAGTTTGAAGGGTCTTGAGGGTCAAGAAATTTACTACATGAAGGGGAAAAATAAGTTAAATTCGATATATGGTATGTGTGCGCAAGACCCCGTGAAACAGTCCATCCATTTTATGGAAAACAGTTCTGAAAACCCGTTTTCCCAACTTCACGATGACCCAAAGGAAATCCTTGAAGAACACAACAAACATGCTTTTCTCTGCTATCAGTGGGGCGTTTGGGTCACCTCGTGGGCGCGCAAGCGTCTTGAAGAGGGAATAAAACTTGCCGGTCACAACTTTGTTTATTGCGATACAGATTCTGTAAAATATTTAGGAGATGTCGATTGGACTAATTACAATCAACAACGAATTGCTGATAGCACTCGTTCCGGCGCCCATGCAACAGACCCTAAAGGCAACGAACACTATATGGGTGTTTTTGAATTTGAAGGTATCTACGAAAAGTTTAAAACCCTAGGGTCTAAGAAATACCTTGTCCAAAAAGCCGGAGAGCCTGTGGAGGCTACCATTGCCGGTGTTGCTAAAGATGTTTGGGGCAAGGATGTAAACGGCAACCGTGTTCTGAAGAAGATGGGCGGAGGGGCTGAATTATCCGCCGCTGGCGGATTCGACGCTTTCAAACCGGGTTTCATTTTCAGCAAAGCAGGCGGCACAGAATCAGTTTACAACGACAAACCGCCTGAAAAGTGGTATCAGGTCGATGGAAATTGGTTAGAAATTACACCTAATATAGTTATCAGAGACAGCGAATACACTTTGGGAATCACGGCTGAATACGAGGCAATACTTTCAGACCCTATCGGCTATTGGGATGTCGATTTTTAAGAAATTTAGAAGAAAATTTAAAGAAAATTTCGATAAACCTATTGACATCCCGCGTAAAAATGATATAATAATAATGTAGAGAGAAACTCAATAGAGTTCCTCGGACATCAAATTAAATTACAACTAAAAGGAGTAAAAAATTATGAACATTAACAGAGCCAGCAGAGATTTCAACGCAAAGGAACTTTATCTGATGACCATGAGTGCTGGGATTGGCAAGATGACAAACAACATCGGCAAGCGTGTTGACATTGCTGATTGGCTGCTCTACGAGGATGTCAACCATGCCGGTAACACTCAACAGCTTCTAGCTGTTAAGAAAACCGATGGTGACGTGGTTGTAACAAACAGCCCGTCTTTTATAAAAGAGTTCATCAAGCTACAGGATGTTTTCGCTGAAGTGGGTGAAACCGTCAGCGCCGTAACGGTCGTGAGCGGTCGTAGCAAAGCAGGTCGTGAGTTCATCACTTGTGTTTACGCTGATTGATTATAAATGGGGCGGCAACGCCCCATTTTTTCTTATATAACGGAGGAACAGAAATGTCAAAATTTGAATTATACAACGAAAATGGATACATTAATATTGAAGCAATTCTCAACCAGAAATTACCATTCAATTTCGTGGTTGGCGGTCGTGGAACTGGTAAAACCTACGGAGCCTTAAAGGCTTGTATAGAACAACATCGAAAATTCATGCTGATGAGACGCATGCAAAGTCAAGTTGACATGGTTAATAAACCCGAATTCTCACCATTCAAAAAATTAAACACCGACATCGGTTGTAATATAGTATCAACTTCAATTAGCAAGTACAGCGCGGGTTTTTATCATGCTAACGATGAAGGCAAACCAGCCGGAGAGCCTATCGGATACACTTGCGCTTTGTCAACAATTTCCAATATGAGAGGATTCGACGCTTCAGATGTCGACTTGATTGTATTTGACGAGTTTATCCCGGAACCTCACGAACGTGTTATTAAGCATGAGGGTCAAGCTTTTTTAAACGCCTACGAGACAATAAATCGAAACAGAGAGCTGACCGGGGAAGCCCCTGTTCAAGTTCTAGCACTTGCAAATGCCAACGACCTAGCCAACCCTATTTTTCTTGAACTTGGGCTTGTTCGTCAAACTGAAATTATGGCTCGTAAAAAGAAAGATGTCTATATCAACAGGGAGCGTGGGGTCGCTATTTACCTTCTCAACAATTCTCCGATTTCATCGGCAAAGAATGAAACGGCTTTATACAAACTCTCCGCCGGAAGTGATTTTAGCTCAATGAGCTTGTCAAATACATTTACTGGTATCGACGATGGACACATCACTTCCCGTCCGATAAAAGAGTTTGTCCCGTTAGTTGCGATTGGCGATATTTGTATTTACAAACATAAGAGCGATGGCACTGTATACGTCACCACACATTTTTCAGGCTCTCCCCAAAAATTTGGTACTGCCGAATCCGAACGGGCTCGTTTTCGACGTGCATTTTCATGGCTGTGGCGATTTTATCTTGAAGGCAAGATGTACTTTGAAGAATATCTTTGTGAAAGCTTGTTCACGAATTATTTTAATAATTAAAAATTTGAGACCCTTGCGTTCCGCAAGGGTCTCTTTTTTAATTAATTGATGTTGTAGCTAACAACGTTGTCGGCACCGGCTGAATACCATCTGAAACAAAGAGTGTCGCTTAAGGAGGCATACGGTCGAATGCCATCGGCATAGGTGAACGTAAAATCTGTGCTCTTGAAAGTCCCCAGAAACGTTATACCGTCCGTTTTCGAAATGCCATAAAGTGGTATTTCTGTTGTGCCGCCTGCGGCGTAGTACGTCCTGCAAATTACGGGCACCGTGTCGACTGCCAAACTACCCTCAATGCTGTCTTGGTGCTGAAGCCACACATCGATTATACCATAATTGGCTTCTGTTAAGACACTGTTGAAATAGCCGGAGGGTATCGTAACAGTCCCTCCTTCTTCAACGTACGGAAAGTTGAACTCGTAAACTTTACCAGTACCAACAGCCGCTGAATTTTCCGGCGAATCACCGGGTGTAGAATACAAGAAACCGGTGTTGGGGTCTATTCTGATAGGAACGGTATCACTGTCCGTCTTTTCCGGAGCTTTAACACCGCCCAAAGAGTAGTAACTTGCAACTTCTAGCTCTCCACCGCCCGCGTTCGCGTCGACATAAGCCTTATTAACAAGTTCGTTGCCATTTACAGGCTCCGCGTCGCAAGTCGGAGCTGTTCTAAAACTAAAGTTGCCGATTACATCCACGCCGTCCGATTTCATTGTCAACCGGCTTCCTGAATCTCCGTTCGTGAGAAGAATGTTAGAATTACCCTCGTCGTCAAAGCCAATAGAAGCAGTGTTTTCATCTTTGACAACTTTAACACTACCGCCAGGCAATACTATGAAGGCACCGTCGTTCATGACCCCGCCGTCAAGTGGTAGGTATTCACCACCGTTGCCTTCAACAGCCGTCCATGCAGTATCAAAGTCGTCATCGGAATTTTTGGTGAGTACTTGACCGGCGGAGCCGCCGGAAGGAACGCCACGTTTGTTGACAAGTTCAACCAGTTCGTCAATCTTGCTTCCCAGCTTCTTGACTGTTTGTAAAAGCCAATCAAGATTCAGCTCGTGAAAATTTGTGTACGGAAAGTTGTTAAAGAGACCCATAATTATTAACCTCCAAAATTCTTTAATACACTAACAAACAGAAACGCTGTTTGAAAGATTCAATGATGTAGTCGTAGATGTTGAACTTTACAACATCTCTCTCTGCTTGTATCATCTGCTGGGTTGTGGTTACACCGATATTACCATAAGCTCTACCATTCTTAACATTGGTTGTATTCGACGTAGTATCAACGTTGTCTTTTGCGCTGGTTGTACTTGTAGAGTAATTAGCATTCTTATCAACAAGCTCGTCGTCGTTGTACCCTGCAACCTTTGTTTGAACATCCGCGGTATCATTCGCGTCTGAAGTTCCACTAACGTTCTGTTTTACATCGGTTGTATCCGTCCACTCTTCAGTTCTATCGTAGTTGTGGATGGGGTTGTATTCAAGAAGCGTTGTGTTGTACAGCTTTTGCCAAACCGGCAACTCTTTACGAGACCACCGCCCAATCAAGCTCTGAAGAAATTCGGCGTCCGGGTAAAGAACTTCAAATTCGGCAAGCTCTGTTAAAAGGTTGTCGATGAGAACATCTTTATCAAGACCGTCAGGGATTTCCATATCATCGAAAATGTTTGTATTATATTGATAAAGTCCTAAAATAGATAACGTGCTTCTCATTCCGCAACCTCCTTTGTAGTGGTTGTCTTTTCAAACGGATGTACACGCCAATTAACATCCATGGCAATGCCGAACATCTCGTTTGCCTGTTTGCAAGAAGATTTCAAGTTTTCAAGCCACATTGCACTTCTGGTAAATGTTTCCACATTATTGGCATTAACCTCATCGGAAATAAGTCTCTCTCTCTTATCCGTGTTTGCATTTGGGATCCCAATTTCGGTATCGAACATGTCAACAAGCTTTCTCAAATCTGAAAGCAGTTTATCAGTTATATAGTTCTGTCCGATGTTTTGTACAAAGGATTCCCACGAGGCTCTACCATCCTGGGTTTGTAAATGCTTGTCCTGTACAACAGCAGGCTCTCCAGAGGCAATCTGGTCGTAAAGCTTTTTGAAACTTTCAGCGGAGGCCTTGTCTGTTGCCGTAAACACGTATGCAAGCTTGCTGTTTACAAGGTTAACACCTGTTGCTTCAGCACAAAGTGCTAGCATGTCGGCATAGTAGTTGACTAAATCCATTATTCCACCGTAGTCAGGCTGGAGTTTGACGAGTACACACTGTTTACCTATTCGTGGTTGTAGAATACCATTAAGTAGAGGGTTGCTAATTACAGCGTTCGTAGGACGGTAGAAAACGTCGTAGCCGGAGAGCGAACACGCTTGTGGGATAACGCCGTATTTGTCGGTATTTACAACCGCATAAAATCCCCAGCAATACAAAGTGTAAAGTGTATAGTCCTTATCCCACGTGTCAGGCAAGTCCCATTCAAAAACAGACATCGCTCTCTGAAGAAGATACCTTGAAAAGAAACGCTGTAAACCACTGTTACGAACGTGTACTGTTGAAGGTGATATAGTTGAATTGTACACATTTCGGTGGTCGTAAAACGTCGGGGCTCCTTGCCCAAAATTGATAATATCATCCATTGTAATTACTCCTTATCATTCATAGAAAAACCCGCTTGACATGTAACCCTTAATAGTTGTATTTTCCTCTTGCGTTCCAGAAATAGTGACATCGGGGTAGAGTATAACCAGATAACCGGGTAGTTCTGAAATTTTTCTGTTCTCACAGAGCGGTCTACCAAGGTGTTCGTTGTCCTCCGCAACTTGACGTTTCCATGTATATTGCAACGAACACTTGCCTCTTAGTGCGTCATAGCCACCGTTAGCGCCAATACTTCTAGCAACAGGAACTTCATTCGATAATGCGTTACCGATACCGCTTGTTAGTGTGCTAAAGCCACCAACAGTGCCGGCGACGTCCCCGGCGTATGCTGAAGCCATCGTTGAAGCCGCTGAAATACCAACGTTCAGAAAAGATGTGATACCGTTACCTCTTGAAATTGTTTGAGATAGTTGTATCGGAACACTGATGGTTGAGTGGTATACTCCGATTTTACGCTCTTTATCAGTGTAAAGATTTAATGTACCGTTGCCTGTTCGTAAGTCAGTGGTACAGAGCGCTCCCAGTTTAGTTGCGTTACACAACGCGTTTGCGTCGAGGGTTAAAAGACCGAAAGGTGGAAAATACAACTCGTAATTTGCAAACGGGGCGTTATTCAAATAATTACCTCTTGAACTAGAATCGGGATGCCGTTTCAAATCGAACTCAGCTAATAGATGTATAACACCATTAGTCGGCATTTCCATAGCAGCAACGGGAACATCGACATAACCTACTTTAATTGAAGTTACCGCTGTTTCCGTCAAACTCATTGGAAACCATGAAACCGATGAGATGTACTGAAGCGGGTTGAATTGGGCTTTTAGCGAGGGAAAGACGGACGACCAACTACCAACAACGGCTTCACTATATGAATCGCTAAAGAGATAATCAAGTAAAGATTCTAAACCGGCTTTACGAAACAAGTAATAAGCAGTTTCACCCGCGCCTAAAATCCCTACCACGAACGTTCCGTTGTCTACACCAACATTCCAGAGTTCGTTTTCTTTGGAATCATTTTCTTGTGTTTGAATCGATTTAGCGGGGTAAAGCGTATCAATTATCGACCCGTTACTATCTGCTGACGACCTTAAAACGTATTCGTTTGAATTTCCTATTTCTTCACGAAAACTTGCAAGTGAATCAACCCGTAAAGTTGCTTCCCACAACCCACTAATCCATGTCCAATCAGTTATAAAATAATACCGATTAAAATGTTCGATATAACAATAGTTGTAACTTGTAGGATTCTCTGAAGAGTTTAACTTCAATTCGATTGACGGGTTTATTATTCCGCATGGTGATTTCAAACTACAACTAAAATCTCTGAAGGCAACAGTATCATCTGGTAACTTTGTCGAATTCTCACGTTTTGCAAACTGATACATTTTAACATTAATTGCCATATAATCACCTCCGAAAATGAGGCGTGTGGAGTCACGCCTCATTAATTTTAGTTAGTCAAGAAGTAGGACTACACCGTTCTCTGTAAAGTCATTCCAATATCTGTCCGTGAAGTGATAGTATACATTAGAATAGCCACCTCTTGCATTGAAAGGTGTGCTTGCAGACCACTGATTGACCGTGGTATAGCCAACGGCTTCCTCGTCGAAAATAACGCCTAGAATGTTAGACTTTACAACCTCTGAACCAATCACAAGATTGCCGTTGTTTGGATTGATGTAAGAGGGGGTTACGGATATTCCGGATGGTGTTTCGATGGACTGCCAAAAATTGACACGCTCATGGTCGGCAACCTTCAGGTAGTCGTCATGGAAAACACTGGAAAGCACAGAGGTATCGATGTTGTTGAGCTCCGGCGCGTAAAGGTAAACTTTCTGTTTCGCAAGTGGTGTATGTCTCATAACAGGCTTGTTTACCACGTTAATGTGGTACTTCATAGAACGTTCGGTCATCAAATCGGAAATTGTGCGGATCCTCGCAAGCGCCCATTTCATGAACGGTACAAAGTGTTCCGGCTGTTTCACAGTATCACTATCGAGAGCTAATCCGGTAACATCGTTGTATTCGCTAACAAGATGGATAACGTTAGTGGTGTCACCTTCAAGTTTACCTCCGATAAAGTTAGCGAGAGTTGCTCTTGCCGTATTTTCATGAGCCTGCTCTATCATGTCACTAGCATTCTGGGTAATCATGGTAATGAATCTACCAAATTCTTCCGGTGAGTTGAAAGCACAATCAAGCTGGTCTCTGAAAATTGTCATTGACTTCTGGTACTGATTAGCCCCGTAAAAGTTAGTCTGTAGAATTTCCGGTTTGTTAACCTTGTACATGTCAACTGAACTACCATCTTCAAGTTTCATACGGTCATCGTCTTCAAAGGGTTTATCGACGCTCTGAAGCTTACGAACATGGTTTCCGTAGCGCTGTTCGGAGACATTCAGTCCACCAAACTTTCTTGTGTAGGGTCTTATTGAAAAGATTGTCCTTGACAACACCTGTGTTATTGCGCTCAACACTGGGTCGTAACCCGCTTTAAGAAGCGTGTTTGCCACACTAACAAACTCTCCGGTGTTCGTAGGCGCTATTGAGCTTTTGCCAGTTGCCTGTTCATTGATTGAATTCAGAACTGTTGCAAGCTGGTTAAACTGTAAATCGTTTACATCCATTGTAATTTACCTCCTATAATTTAATTAATTACGAGCTGGTGGGTTGATTATGCTAGCCAACACGTCATCAGCGGTCATCGGCTTTGGCTGGTTAGAAGTCATAATCCCGTTTGCCTGTATTGCTGTGGTTAGCTTTGACAACTCCGCCATTACGGGGTCGGTCTCCGGGGCTATTGGTGCCGGTGCTGGAGCTGGTGTTGGTGCCGGTGCTGGAGCTGGTGTTGTTGCCGGTGCAGGAGCTGTTGCCGGTGCTGGAGCTGGTGCCGGAGCGGTGACAGTGTTGGCGAACACGGCTATCTGTTCGGCTGTGAAACCGGCATGTGCAAGTGCTATAATGTCTTTAATTTCCATAATTTGTTAAACCTCTTCCCAAATAAACTGTTTGATAAAATCGTCATATCGCTGTAAAATAACAGCAAGCTGTTCCCTTGTCAACGGGTCTGTCCACTTGAAATCAGAGTTTTCGTCGCCAACGAAAAGGTTGTTTTCAACAGCCCATTCACGAGCGGCTCGGCTCCAATCAGCGGGTTCATTAGGTGTGGTTGTCATCTTAATTACCTCCAATCTATTGTTTACTTTATCTGCTATATCTCCCATGTGAGTGTAGAGATAGTTTCCGGGACATGCCGTGTTTGCAAACCAGCGGTGTACGGTCATGTTCTGCTGTTCCGGTTTGTCAATAAGGGTAGGGTCTGCTTTCCAAAGCAGTTTCGTGATGTTGTTACGCAAACAGATGTCTGTTACAAGGGTTATCAATGACTCGTAGGCGACATCGTTGACCGTGTAAGGCGAATCCTTGTCACATGCAACCTCTATGGTTATTGCTCTGTTGTCATTTGCGGCATCTGAAGAACACCAACTTCTATCTGCTTCATCGACATAAAGTCCTATTTTGCCATCGGTACCAATACCGTAGTTGCTTGACGCCTCTCTGTTAGTGTTCTGGAAAATATCGCCAATGCTCTCAACCGTGAGTTGACCAACTACACAATGAATGGTAATAGTATCAATTTCGTGGTTGCGAGGTGAATTTTTGTTCGGAGAGATTTTGGTGTAATTTACAAGACCTGAATTAGTCATCAACAACATCCTCCATATCCAACTTGCTACAAAGTTTGTCAACAACACGGGTGTTGTTGTTTAAAGCCTCTATCCACTTGTCACTTTCTTCTTTGTGCTGTTCCCTCTCCTTATTCTGAGCCCAAAACATTGCAACTACACAAGCTATTGGAAAACCCAGTGTTGAGATAAATTCTGTAAAGGTTGTTACATCCATCTATTTTCCTCTTTTCTTTATATAATTGAGGGTATTTCTTGCGATGTACAATCGCTTTTGAACACCCTTCCGGGGCTGTACTTGTTCAATACCCTCTAAATTTATACTAGCACTTTTTATTGAATTTGTCAAGCACTTTTCAAAAAAAAATCTTCCCGTCACCAGTGCTTTAGCTTGTTAAAGCGCGTGGGCTTGGGCTTGCTATCGTGCTAGTGCTGTAGAGTGATAGTGTGCTAATGCTTTATAGTATTAAAGTGATTGCTTTAGCGCGGTAAAGTGCAAGATTTCCTGCAAACGCTTTAGCACGTTGAAGTTTTTGCAGGATTTGGTGCAGGCATGGTGGGAAAAATTGCAAATACTTTAGCGAACTGAATTGGTA